GCCTTCGCGATGGCTTAAAAGGTTTTACTGACGGCATTGGAACATTAAATCAAAACGTATCTGCATTAACAACTAATACGTTTAAAGGATTATCAGATAGTATTGTTGAATTAGCCACAACTGGCAAAGCAAATTTTAAAGATTTTGCAAATTCAATAATTAAAGATATGATTAGAATTTTGACTCAACAATTAATATTAAAACCTATTGTGCAAGGCATTGGTAATTTATTTGGTCCGGCCGCATCTTCTGCTGGCTTTGGATCTGGTTACACCAATCCAGTGACTGGCGTAGGTACTGCTGGCCCTAATTTTGGTTTTGCCAATGGCGGCATCATGACCCCCATGGGGCCAATGCCGCTCAAACGCTATTCCAATGGCGGCGTTGCCAATAGTCCGCAGATGGCAGTATACGGCGAAGGCAGCAGGCCTGAGGCATTTGTGCCATTGCCTGATGGGCGCAGGATTCCGGTAAAACTAGACGCTGCTGGAGCACTAGGCCGTTATCCACGGCTTGACGCCGGCGGCAATAGCGGCGACACTGCTACTGGTGCTGGCGCAGACAACAACACCGTATTAGCGATGAACTTTGAAACCACGCAATTCCTAGGCCAAGATTGGGTTAGCAAGGATCAACTTATGGCTGCTATGGCTGCAACCGAGAAACGCGCCACAGCTGCAGGCGCCAAGGCTGGGGCGCAACAGGTGGCAAGTAAAATGCGGACTTCTCCTGCATTCCGCAGGCAGGTGGGCGTAAAATGAGCTTATTTATAATTGGCAACTTTATTACCTTTACTGATCCCAACGGCACGATTACACGCTGGCAAAATTTCTTTGGCGAAGGCACCGTTACGTTTAACAGTCAAACTTATCAACTACTACCTTTTATATATCAAGGTGCTCAAAAAAATAAAGGCGGCGATAATATATCCAGCCAACTAACGCTACCGGCAAATGCCTTGACATTAAGCTGGATTCAAGATGCCGTCAACAACAATTGGCTTGTAGAAGTTGAAACATATCAACTCACCGAAAGTTACGCCCCCGGTTTACTATTGGGCCATGAATACTGGATTGCCATCGGGCTTGGCTATACCACCGCATCAGTCGAGCTTCAGCTTGGCAATGCCCTCGATGCAATTGGCGCCCAAGCCCCGAATGCGCGAATTACCCACGAACGGGTTGGAGCGCTGCCGTCAACCGGTGCTATTAGGTCCGGCTGACCTAATTGGTCTGCCGTACAAGCTAGGCGCTGATCCCTTCCGCCATGGTGCCACCGACTGCGTAAACCTATGCCGTGCGGTGCTGCAATTCCAAGGCATTGATACGCCAGTGCCAACCCGCGGTTGGTACAGGCGGCTTAAGCGTGGAGACGTATCGGTTTTTGCAGAGCAGTTAAACTCATGGGGAAGCCCGGTGATGTATGCATCGCCAGGGACAATTGCCCTTAGTCAGGCTAGAATTGGCTATGGGTTAGCCGCCTTCTACGATTCAGGATGGATCCATTGCAACGCTCAGACACTCCGCGTAGCATGGTCCCCAGCCGTCAATACCGTGGCGCTGTACTGCCCTGGGAAAAACAGTTAATGGATTCGCTGGGCATGAGCCCAGAGGAATATGCTTGGTATATTAGTGAAATTGCAAATATTAGGCCTGAGCGCAGTGCAGCCTATGACCATATTCCGCATGTAGTTTGTGACCCGCTTACCGTTTCGATCGTTGGCGCGGTTGTCAGCACAGGCCTCAGTTTTGCTGCTCAAGCGCTAGCGCCCAAACCACGACTGCCCAAGCAATCGGACCCAGCGCAACAAGCATCGGACGTTACTGGCGCCAGCGTAAATGCTGAAAACCGCCTCACCAACGTCAACGGATTTACCTCGGTCCAGCCATTGGCACGACTGGGCGAAATCATGCCGTTGGTTTTTGCCAATCGCCAGACAATAAACGGCAAGCCCTATGGCGGCGTCCGCGTAGAAACCAAGTTGCTATGGTCGCAACTGCTAAGCCAAGGCGATGGCCAAGAACTGCTGGCCTTATTCCTTGCCAGCGCTGGCACGTTAGCCACTGCATCTATTCCCGATTTTGATGGCTTTGCAATTGGTGACAGCTTGTTGCGAGGCTATCAATCCAGCAAGTTTGCCGTTTATTTCCAGCGCGGCCTGCCAGGCGAAGGACGGATCACGCCACCAGACAAAATTGCCGGTGATTTAATCGCTCGTGGTTTAGATGTATTTCAGGCTGAGCTAGGCAACAGCGGCCTTAAGCCCATATTCAGTGGCGTGCGTGTGCCCAACACCATGACCACGTTTGGCATATCTGAGCCATTGCGTAACGCCCAGTCATGGCGGTTGCCGTTTAAGCGCGTTCGCGTAGTACTAAATCCATTTATTAACCCTGGATCAGGCGGCAACCTTGCTGGAGCGCTGCAAGAATACGCAAAAACCATAGAGACATTTAATCAAGCAAACTTAGAACGGATAAAAACAGAATGCAATTACTCATGCCGAACTGGCGTAATGAAGGTAAACGGCACCACGGTAGGTTCTGGTTATCAAGATATTGTGGCGCGTGTTGGAGATATTATTGAGTTTAATATTTACGAAGGAAACACTCCTAATATATTTGGTACTTTTGGCGCTCAAGATATTGCAACAAAAGATGATAACTATAGACAGTCTTGCGATGATGCGTTAATTGTTGGCGAGACTTATTTGATTGGTGGCACCGAAGCCGTTTGCACTGGCTCATCGCCTGAGACCAGGCTATGGGATACATCAACCAGGAAAGTTTATTATTTCAAAGTTACTAGGGATGGCACCACGCGCATCGTATCCGAAGAGATTGCAATTCATAACCCAGATTTTCGCGGTGGAAGTTTAGGCGCTCGCATCAATAGCTGGTTAGGCCCAACAATTTGTAAGGCGGCTATCGGCCATATCACAACAACCCGCAAATTAGACCAAGTTGAAATTGGCATTAAATCACAAGTTTGGAAACGTTTTAGTGGTATTGCTAATTTTTCAAGTGTGCCAGATGAAGGTACGTTGGTAGCGCTAGAAGGCGGCGGCGGTACTTTTAATGTTGGCTCTTACAGCGATTATGGCTTGCGTTATTCCTTTTTTAGGATTCAAGTGCGAGAAAAAGGCACTACAGAATGGATCACGCTAGACCCACAAGCTGGGGCGCCATTCTGCGTAAAAGGCCGCACGCCAATAGATCAGTTTAATTTTGTACGCATTAGATTTCCAAATACCAGCATTCAATATGAGATTAGATTTAGACCTGTATCCGGCGGAGCTTATTTAGCATATAACTACCCAGTCGGCAGTCCGGTTTGCGTATTAGATGCGCGATCCGGCGGCTCAGTTACTCACACAATAAGCAGCCCGCAACTTGGTGAAATTACAGTTAATTATGTTGGATACAGAGAGCAAATAACACAAGCATCTGCAACCAATAGCGTTATGTTTTTTGGCGGCAAACCAGTGCTTGGTGTTGTCGATGGCTTGCAAGCTGTTCAATATATAACCAGCGGATCACTTAATGCCACAACATTTAGCACAACTGGCGGCTCTGGCTCGGGCTTAACGTTGAGCGTATATTCCGGTGCAAACGTAACGGAAGAGCCAGTAGGGGCAGTAATTACTGGATTTTCCACCAGATGGCTGCATCAAGACGTAATGGGATTTTTTCCGCCGTCAGGGCTAGGTGAGGCAGTTACCCGCGACGTTGTATTCCAACATGAGTCGTCTCGCGACCCTTGGGGCAATCCTTACACAGTCACGGTAAGGATGACACTAAGATCCGAAAATCTAGACGACTTTGGTCAAGGTTATACTGGCCTTCCATATATGTGGCGCAATGCCAATCTTGCTGGATCAATTGTCACCATTGTTAGCACTAGCGCTCAAATGGATTTGGCGCCTGGCAAGTATGTAGTTAATAAGCCATCAAATTCCGCAACGCCATCCAACGGAACGGTGCAAGCATCAATAAACGTAACGGTTACCCAACAAACAATTTATACCGCAACTGTCGCCGTAGCCAGTGGCGGATCAGGCTACAGAGTAGGCGATGCGGTGCAAGTTGCTGGAGCGCCCATATCGCTTCCGGTGATTCGTGTTGGCTCAATTTTTACGGCCAACGCTGCTACACGCATTGCAGAGGATTTTGACGCAATCACCGACGTTTACTTATACGACCAGCAAGAAGGCAGCCATCAAAATGGGCCTGAGCATCAAATCGCGTATGTAAACGAGCAACGTCGCAATTACAAAAATGGGCAAGTTGGTCCTGAAGAATTTGCTCCGCAATACGACCGCATGGCCATGATTGGCCTGCAGTTGCGAAGTGGCAAGGAATGGAACGATTTTAATAACCTTACCTATTACGCAAAGCAAGGCCGCGAAGTTGTGCGGATGGTCGATCCAAACACAGGAGATACCAACGGATATAGTCCTTCAACGCTGCCCGCCGGACCGTCACACCTATTCCCGGAAATCCTACGCAGCTTGCTGCGATCCCCGCTGACTGGTGCGTCAAAGCTGGTTCCAGAGGCGATGATCGACTGGCCTGGTTTCCAAGAAGCTTGCAAGACCTGCATAGCTAATAATTGGTTCTGGGATGGCGTGATTGCATCGCCAGTCAACGTCCGCGAATGGGCATACGAAACAGCGCCTTATTTCTTCTTGGACTTCTTGATATTGGGTGGCAAGGTTTCGCTGCAGCCTACATTTCCAGTCGATCCAACCCAAGGGCTAGCCGGTTATTCATTGGCTGGAGCGTATGACCGGTTGCCGCGTATTTCTGCTTTGTTCACTGACGGCAACATCGTTGAAGATTCGCTGCAAGTTAGCTGGTATCCATCAGAGCAACGCACGGCCCCGCAGGTGCTTGTGACTGTTAGAGATGAAGTTGAAAACGGCTTCGCTGAAACCCGCAATATTCTGGTTCGACTGGACGTGCCGGATTCCGCCTCAGCGCCGGTAGAAGCGGTTGATTTTACCGGCTTCTGCACTAGCGCTCGCCATGCCGTTGATTTTGCCAAGCTTCTGATCCAAACCCGGCGCTATGTGACGCACACAGTTACATTTAAGACATTCCCCGAAGGGCTAGCCCTAGCCCCTGGCGCCTATTTCAAGCTTGCCAGCCAGGCGCGGCATGTTGATCAATTCCAAAACGGCTATGTGCTGGATGATGGCCGTGTAGTAACCAGCACTGAAATTACCGGATCCAATTCCGTTTATTGGTGGCGGTCTGGCATGGCCGAGGTTTCCATTGGCACTTTGACCGTAGACGGCAACGGTTACGCAACGGACAACAAGTTTGCTGGTGCGGTCTTCACCGTCTACTCAGATGCCCGAAGTGCGCGGGTGTATAAGGCAGAGCTAATCTCCTATGATGAGGAAGGCATGGTGGAGATTACCGGCACCCACGTCCCAGTGACTGACACCGGCAAAATAGTCTATTTAAATTTGGACGAAAGTTTATTTGAGATTGAGAACGAGCAATGAGCTACACCGGGCCACTTTTTCCTAACATCGCTGCCACCAGCAGATCCCTGACGGTTGGCGATTACCCCGGCTCGTCGTTTCGGTCTCAGAATGGCGCCGAGGTGCGCGTCCAATATGGTAACCGCCGCGTAGGCACTGAACTAAGTTTTACGTTTAGCAATATCACCGACGCAAATGCAGCATTAATTCACGACCATTACAACGACTGCCGTGGAACGCTGGGGGTTTTTGGTGTTGACCGCGCATCGCTAACGCAGCAGGGCAATCCTGGATTCCACGACGGCACCACACCGCTCAGCACAAACAACCGGTTTTCTGCTGCGCCGTGGGGTTTGCGCTACCGTTACGCCGAGCCACCGCAGTTTGACAGCATTAAGCCTGGCCGCATGTCGGTTACGGTAAAATTAACCGGAGTGCTTGACTCATGACCTACTACAGCGGCAAGGATGGCACTCTGACCTATAACGGCAGTTCTGTCGCCAAGGTTAGCAACTGGAGTTTTTCGTCCAGCGTTGATGCGCTGGAAACCACGGCGATCAGCGATTCTGACCGCTCTTATGCGCCTGGGTTACGGCAATTTAGCGGCAGTGCGACTATCTTTTATTATGACGATGCGCCTAAAACATTATTGGAGCGAATTGTTAGCACCAGTGCTGTTTCTGAATCCGCTGTTGCAATCAAGCTTGGTTGGGGCAATAAATACGTACAAGGCAATGTAATTATCACCAGCGGCGAATTAAGTTGTTCGGTTGGCGAGGTGATGCAAGCCACAATCCAATTTCAATTTACCGGAGCACTAACTGGGGTAACGCTGTAATGGCAATTTATCTTGGCACTGCAGGCTTAATTCAGCTAACCAGAACTAGCATTGCCGATGGCTTGACGGCAATTGTAAACCCTTCTGATGTAAATACAACTAAATCACGATTTAGCTTTGAATTTCCAGTCGGTGCCTTGTTGACTGGCGATTATGTAACGTTTAAAACTACCGATGGAACTACCCTTGATTTTGTTGCCGCTGCCGGTTGGAGCGGTGGTGTTCGTTATACAGATGGCAATTGGTTTGTAAACGTTGATGACCTAGGCAGCATTCGCTTGTATAACACCTTTGATAATGCCGTTGCTGGTGAAGCCACTGGTTTGATAGCATTATCGTCAATTGCAAGAAACATTCCGATTGCCGCTAGTGTATTAAATAAAATTCCAAGGGTCGTTGGCAATTTGGAACGATACGAAATATCAACAGATAGGGAAACGGTTGATACGTCATCACTGGGCGATGAATTTCGCAATAATTACGGAACAATGATCACCGGTAGCGGCCAAATGTCGTGCATCTTCGACTACCGTTACAGCCAAACGTCCTCTTACCCTGGCGCAGCTGGCTATGTTGAGCTTGCATCGTATATGCATGCCTTAATCTTACGTCAACAATTTGGCGCTGAATTTCAAGCTAAGTTATTTTTAATTTCCAACGGTAAGGGCCAAGGCGCAGGTGCAAGCAACGATGAAGTATGGTTTGAAATTGATGGCATAATTACGCAAGCAAGCGTTGCATTTGACCCAGGGCAAATTGTAAGCTCTGTTTTTAAATTTATTTGCACTGGCGAAATTCGCCTAAGAGTTATCACCGATCCACCGTCCTACCTGCTGCAGCAGGACGGTGCTAAACTGAAGCTTGAGGACGGTAACGGCGCCTTGCTGCTGGAGCAACAAAATGGCTGATCTTCGGATTACAGAACTAGCAGCACTAGCTTCGGCTGACTTGACCGCCACCGATCCGCTGGCAGTTGCCGACTTAAGCGCAAGCGAAACCAAGAAAATAACGGCTAAGGATTTTACCCAAAAAGCCGTCACACTGATCGACGACGCCTCGATCCCTGTTGCCAAGGTTAATCTCAGCGGCATCAGCGGCACTAACCTGACGGATGGCACGGTAACAGCCACCAAATTAAACACCAGCACGATCCCGGCCACCGGCGGCCTAGCGGTAACGAGCGGCAACCTAGGGCTGGTTGCGCCTACTAGCCCAATTGTCCGCAATGGCAGCACTGGTTCGCTAGAACACGCAACCAGCGGCGTAACCGCAGGCACCTATACCAAGGTGACGGTGGACACTAAAGGCCACGTTACCGCTGGCACGTCAGTCGCAGCAGCAGACCTGCCGATTGCAGTTAGCGGCACTGTTGGCGTTATGTCGCCCGGCACCGGCTTAACCGTGACCGGCGGTGGCGTACTCAACCACAGCAGTAGCATTACCGCTGGAACGACCAGTGGATTTACCTACAACGCACAAGGCCATATCACTGGCGCGGTCGCACTTGCTGGGGCAGATTTGCCGGTTGCAACCAGCAGCGTCATTGGCGGCACTCGCCCTGGCACCGGCTTAACCGTAGACGGCAACGGCATTTTGAGCCTAAGCGCTGCAACTAACAGCGTCCTAGGCGGTGTGATCGTTGGGTCTGATTTTGCCGTATCCACTGGCACCATATCGCTTGCAACTCAAGGCGGACTAAGCGCTGGTCAGTACACAAAGATCACGCTCAATTCCAAAGGTGTTGCCACAGCAGGCACTGTTTTAGTTGCTGGCGACATTCCCAACCTAGACGCCAGCAAGATTACTACCGGCTCACTTGATATTGCGCGTGTTGCTAGCAACACCGTTACAGGCGCCAAGCTAGCAAATTACGCTATCAGCAAAATTGGAGATACTACGCCAACCGCTGACTGTGTTGGGCAGTTCTTTTTCAATCCGCTCAGTAAAGATCTTTTCTTGTACGACGGCAATGTATACCAACCAATTGGTATTAGCGTTGGTGAGATTGTATTTGCTGGTACATTTAATGCTTCTACAGGTAGTGGCACGGGCCTTATTACATCCGTAACTGCAGAGGGGACTGCCATTGGCCTTACTATCGGCGCGGCTTTACCAGCGGCATCTGTTGGTAATTCTAAATATTATGTGGTAGTAAGTACAGGCGGTACAATTACTACCGGCAATGCGCCTCACGCAGCATTGAACCCCCCAGATATTATTTTATCTAATGGCACATCATGGGTAGAAATTGATATTTCGCAAACTTTTACAACTGTAACTGCAAACCAAGTATCATTTACGCCTTTTGGTAGCCTTGCTTCTAGTAACGTACAAGCTGCAATTGAAGAATTAGATACAGAAAAACTACCGCTTGCTGGTGGTACGGTAACAGGTAACTTAGAGATTGGCACTGCTGGTAGTTTGAGCTTTGAAGGCTCTACAGCAAACAATTTTGAGACCACGCTGGCGGTAGTAGATCCAACGGCTGATCGGACAATCACATTGCCCAATGAGACTGGTACTGTCATCGTCAGCGGCAACGCCTCGATTGTCAATGCCGACATCAATGCCAGCGCTGGGATTGCCTACAGCAAGCTCGCCACACTAACCAGCGGCAACATTCTGGTTGGTAATGGCAGCAACGTCGCCACTAGCGTTGCGATGAGCGGTGATGTAACGATCACCAACGCAGGCGTGGCGGCGATTGCATCCAATGTGATCGTCGATGGTGACATTAGCGCTAGCGCCGAGATCGCAGTTAGCAAATTAGCTGATGGCACCGCCCGCCAACTGCTGCAGACCGACGCTGCTGGCACCGGCGTGGAATGGACTGACAACGTAGACGTACCAGGCACCCTTGACGTAACAGGCGCCGCAACATTTGACGGCACCGTTTATGTGGGTGGTGCGCTGACGCTGGAAGGCACCACCGCCGATGCGTTTGAGCTGACGTTTGCCTGCGAGCCAACCGCAGACCGTACCGTTACGCTACCCGATGCCACCACCACCCTGGCTGGCCTTGGCGTAGTGCAGTCGTTTACCGTTGCTCAGCGGGGGACGATTACAGCGTTGACCGATGGCGCCACTATCACGCCGGATTTTGCAGCAGCTAACAACTTCTCAGTGACCCTTGGCGGTAGCCGCACACTTGCGAATCCGACAAACCTAACGGCTGGGCAAAGCGGAACAATCGTAATCACCCAGGATGGCACCGGCAACCGGACGTTGGCATATGGTAGTTATTTCAAATTTGCGGGTGGTACGGCACCAACGCTTACCACCACAGCCGCTGCAGTTGATGTGATCGCATATTACGTTGAATCTTCTACCCGTATCACCGCCCGCATCCTCAACGACGTCAAATGAGTATTATTCGTTCTTCGCTACTTCTCGGCGCTGGTGATGCCGCTCCAACTGGCGCCCAGGTGAGTAGATCCCTCCGCTTCAATGCTAGTGACAGTGGTTACGAGGGTAGACTATGAGCATCCCAGGAAGCGCAATTTCCCTTCTACTTGCAGCGGGGCCCACATCCCGTACCGTTGAGTACCTTGTAATTGCTGGTGGTGGTGGTGGTGCTAGTGGAGGAGGAGGTGCTGGTGGCTATCGCACAGCTACAGGCCTGCCTTTAATTGCAGGGACAAACTATACCGTCACCGTTGGCGGCGGCGGTGCGGCAGGAACCACAATAAGTGATGCATCAAGTGGTAGCAACTCAACTTTTAGCACCATCACATCAGCCGGTGGTGGATTTGGTAATGGATATAACGTTGCTGGCAGCACCGCTGGTTCTGGTGGATCAGGCGGCGGCGGACATGGCCGTATAGGCGGGGCAGCAGGAATAGGAGGAGCTGGCAATACTCCTTCCACTAGCCCTTCACAAGGAAATAACGGCGGCGATGGGACCACTCCCAATTTTAAATCTGGTGGTGGTGGTGGTGCTAGTGCAGCAGGAGCAAATGGAACAAGCGGTGGCGCAGGTGGCGATGGCAGCGCATCTTCTATTACAGGCACATCAGTAACTCGCGCTGGCGGTGGTGGCGGTGGGGCGGAATCTCCTTCTTCTGCAGGAGTGGGTGGTGCTGGCGGTGGCGGTGCTGGCGGTACTTCCACGGCGGGCACTGCAGGTGCAACTAATACAGGTGGTGGTGGTGGTGGTGGCGGTGGCGGAGGATATAGTCCAGATCAAAACGGCGGCGCAGGCGGTTCCGGCGTAGTAATCGTCCGTTATGCGGATACCTTTCCAGCAGCTACCACAACAGGTAGTCCAACGGTTACCGTCACTGGCGGTTACCGCATCTACCAATTTACTGGATCTGGGAGCATTACTTTCTAATGGCACACTTCGCACGGGTTAATGAAGATTGGATCGTTGAACAAGTCATCGTGGTTAATAACGATGTCTTAAAAAACGATTTAGGAGTTGAATGCGACTGGCTTGGCGAACAATTTTGCCAAAGTCTTTATGGCGCACATACCAAATGGATTCAAACCAGTTACAACGGACGCATATACAAAAACTATGCGGGTCTTGGTTACAGTTTTGATCCACACCGCAATGCATTCATTCCACCAAAACCATATGAGTCTTGGTTGCTAAATGAAGAAACTTGCCGCTGGGATGCACCAGTGCCGTATCCGACTGACGGCAAGGCTTATATATGGGATGAAGAAACTACAAGTTGGGTATTAGCACCTGAACCAGGTGAGTAGTGGACACGTCTACTAGCTTGCAAGGATAGCGTCGATCAGGTGCTTGTAGCTGGCGCGTGGGTCTTCATCTTCCGGCTCTGATGGGACCGTGCCAAGTAATTCATGCGCAAAATCGAGGATGCCCTGATCGGTAAATAAGATGCCGCTGGTAAATTCACTAACGTGGTTATACATGATGCTGCGGATTTCGTCGTCAGTCATAAGCTGGTTGGTGTGTCCCTGTTAAACTAAGAGCAAACCGCCCGCGTGGCATGTTCCTACTGAATGGCGTAACACTTCCAATCGACGCCTGTTTTACAGATCCGGCAACTGGCATCCAATACCCAGCCAATTGGCTGAGGTTGGCTAGCCCTGAGGACCGCGCCGCCATCGGAATCACAGAGGCACCGGATCCTGTTTGGTACGACCAGCGCTTCTACTGGGGTCCAGAGTTACCGAAGGAGCATGACCAACTCGTTGAGCAGTGGATCGGCCAGACCCGTGCCACGGCAAACACGTTGCTGGCTCCAACTGATTGGATGGTGATCCGTGAGGCCGACAACGGCAAACCGATGGATGCTGCCATCAAGGCTGAGCGCCAAGGCATCCGCGAGGCCGCTGGTACCAAGATTGCAGCCATCAACGCCACCGCCACCACCGCTGAGCTAGCCGCCTACATCACCAGCGCTGCATACTCAAGCTGGAGCGCACCGGAAGCCGAAGCGCCTGTGGTGTTCTCATCTAACAGCACGACCACGGCGTTCAGCTAGACTGACGGTGATGGTCGATTGCCGCCAGTGATTGAAGTTCTTGCTGCTGCTACTGGCGCCGTTATCGGCATTGCCGTATCCGGCCTAGGTGGAATGTTGCGCCGCGACAATGCCCCCGCCGTGGTACGACTTACCGCTGCAGTGGAACACATTGCTGGCGAGGTAAGTTTGATGCGCGGTGAAATGCGCGAAGATCGTACTGAGCTGTTTGGTCGTATTGGCCAAATAGAGCAACGCATCGCGGCACTTGAAGCACAACGCTAACCCGAGGTTTTCCCATGGACACTAACACCATTGCAGCTATTGCCATTGTCGTGGCCGCTAGCTCTGAACTTATTGCCCTAAGCCCATTAAAAGCCAATAGCTGGATTCAGCTAGTTTTGCAATTTGCACGGCTTGCCTTCCCCCGTCGTTGATATGGAACTCCGGGATTTTTTCCGTTTTTATCGTGGCTTGCCGCATCAAGATGCTGCAATTAAGCAG